ATGACGCAGGCTTCTGACGATCAGGTCCGCGCGCTGGAACTGGCTGACTGGCTCGGTGTGTCCGAACGCGCGGTCGCCGACTACGCTCACAAGGGCATCATCACGCGATCCGGACGAGCCGTTTTCCCGCTGAGAGAATCCATCCGCGCAGTCTGTCATCATTTCCGGGACGCGGCTTCCGCCCGTGGTGGTGGCACGGCGAACTTGACCGCACAACGCGAACGCATTGCACACGAGCAAGCCGACAAGCTGGCGATGCAGAACGCCGCTGCTCGACGCGAGATGCTGCCCGCGAAACAGGTCGCGGAGGAGTGGTCTTCGATCCTCCGACTAGTGCGCTCCCGCATGCTGGCTTCCCCCAGCCGCATCCAACAGCAGCTAGCGCATCTTTCCGCGCATGACCTTGACGTGATCGACCGCGAAATCAGGAACGCATTGCAGGAGCTTTCCAACAATGGCCTATGATCCGGCGATGTTCGCGGTTCGGACCGAGGCGCTGCTGGCGCTCAAGCCGCCGCCACGGCTGCCGCTGTCACGGTGGATCGAGTCGAACCTACGCCTGCCGGAGGACGTGTCCGCACTTCCCGGGGACGTTCGTCTTTGGTCATTCCAGCGTGGGATCGCCGATGCGATGACCGATCCGACGATTGAACGGGTAACGCTGGTGAAGTCGGTTCGCGTCGGCCTATCCACGCTGCTAACTGCGACCGTGGGCAGCTTCGCGGCGAACGAGCCGTCCCCGATCCTGCTGCTACTGCCGACTGAAGCCGACTGCCGGGACTACATGGTCTCCGATCTTGAGCCGATTTTCGCCGCGACGCCCGCCCTTGCCCGCCTGCTGAGCGACAATAGCGCGGAGGGCGGACGCAACACGCTGCTGTCCCGTCGCTTTCCCGGAGGAAGCCTGAAGGTTATTGCGGCTAAAGCTCCCCGCAACTTGCGGCGGCACAATGCCCGGGTCCTGTTGATCGATGAGGCGGACGGCATGGAGCCCGGAGCGGAAGGCAGCCCGGTCCTACTGGCGGAGCGTCGGACACTGTCCTTCGCGAACCGCAAGATCATTATGGGATCAACGCCGACGCTGGAGGCGACCAGCAATGTCCTTCGGGCATATGCCCAGTCCGATCAGCGTGTCTTCGAGGTGCCTTGTCCGGAGTGTGGGACCTTCACCGAAATACGGTGGTCGCATATCGAGTGGGAGCCGGACTGCCCCGCGACGGCTGCCTTCCGCTGCCCGACGTGTTCGGAAATGATTTCCGAGCGCCACAAGCCCGCTATGATCGATGCTGGCATATGGCGAGCGACCTGCCCTGAGGTAGAGGGACACGCGGGGTTTCGGATCAACGCGCTGGTCAGTCCGCATGCGAACGCGGCATGGGGCAAGCTCGCGGCGGAGTTCCTTGCCAGTAAGAGCAATCCCGACACGCTTCAAACGTTCGTAAATACGATCCTCGCGGAGGGGTGGAAGGAAGCTGCTGACGAACTGGAGGAAGGCGAGCTTGCTTCACGAGCGGAACCGTGGGGCCTCGATGACATCCCGGCGGAGGTGCTGGTGGTTACGGCTGGCGTGGACGTACAGGATGACCGGCTCGAAACCACGTTCATCGGCTGGAGCCGGGATGCTTCGCTGGTGCTCGGGCACGTCGTCATCTGGGGATCGCCGGGCGATGACTCGACGTGGGCCGAACTGGACGATCTGCTTAAGTCCACATGGCCACATCCGCACGGTGGAACGCTTCGGCTCGACTCCGCAATCATCGACTCTGGCGATGGTGACTGGACCGCTCACGTCTACGCCTTCTGCCGTCCCCGGTTCGGTCGCAAGGTCATGGCTGGTAAGGGTGTCGCTGGAACCCGTCCGCCCGTGACCGCCTCGCAGGCCAAAGGCGTTCGCTTGTTCCTTGTCGGTGTGGACGGTCTGAAATCACAGATTCTGACTCGTCTTTCACGAGGCAGGACTATCAGGTTCAGCGATAGCCTAGAAACCGCGTGGTACGAGCAATTGGCGAGCGAGAGGCGTGTTATCCGCTATGTGCGCGGCCAGCCCGTCCGCCGCTTCGAGCGCAAGCCGGGTATGCGGGCGGAGGCATTAGATTGCGTGGTCTACGCGTTCGCCGCTCACCATCTCGTCACGACTAACCTTTCCCGGCGTGAAGACGAGCTAGCTTCACCCGCTCTGCTTGCACCTGCAATGCCGGTGGTGATCAAGTCGAAGTGGATGGGTCGCTAAATTAGCTCTTGAACGAGCCTGTACGTCCATTGCGGCGCTCGCAATAGAACGGCCGCGAGTTCATCATCATCCCAGATTGGCGATTCGAACCCCCAATAGAAGAAGTGCGCCTTTTTGCCGGTTGATAGGGCCTTACTGCTCATCTCCCCATCCTTCGTGTAGAGGACCACGAGATCGCCCTTTTCCGCTTTGAAATACTGAAACCAATATGCCTTGATTACGGAAGTCGTTAGAGTCTCCTCAACTGCCTGACATTGAAGAACTGCATAGTCTCCGACATCCGTTGTCTCCTCGACACGGAACGTTATGCGCTCTTTTGCAAGATCACCGCGCCCGATAATGGATCGCAGAGCTATCGTCATTTCGCTTTGACCTTCGCTACAACGCCAACAGCAGTTAAGACAAATCCAGCTAGAGCAACCACAATGGTCGCCAGATGATTGCTGCTCCACATGTTAGGGGCGAAACCTGTTAGAGCTGATCCGATCGCAAGCGCTCCACCAGTAAGAATGTCAAAACCCGTTCGTTGCTTCAACTTTTCTTCTAAGATACCAACCTGCTTGTCCGCATCATGAAAGCGGTCGGATAGCTCCCTCAGACTAAAGCATTCGCCTTCCAGACGATCAATTTCGTCCAGCATCATCTTCGTCACGCCAGTCTCAGGTAGCTCTTCGTCCGTCAACTCGCGCCGGGCGTGCCGGAACGAACGCCGCCCCTTTGGTAAAATTGCGCTGGGAGTGCCGGAAACGCCCGGCTCCTCATCAACTGGTTCTTCGTCGGCCATGAGCCCGACATAGCTCCAGCACAGCAAGCAGTCGATGTCAGGAATCGTAAAAAGAGAAGGCCGGGCAGAGGTACGACGCTCTGCCCGGCCTACCGGAAATCACTTCAAGGAAGGAGACGCCTCGAAGCGCCAGCCGGAATGTCCCCGCGACCTCCCGGCCAGCAGTATCTCAAATGGCAACGCAATCGTGTAGAGTCAAGCATTATTTGACTAGCTTGACATAACCTGTATAAGCGTGGTCCTGACGACGTAAGGGACATCGGTTATGCAAGAGAACGAATTCTTTTCCGTGAAGCAGGTGGCCGCGCGCATCGCCGCGCATCGGGACGTCGGCGAAGCTCAGGTCGCACGCGTGATCCGGTACTTGTCGGGTGAAGACGTCGTCAGCCACAAGCTTCAAGGCGGAGCCGGAGTCACCGCGCCGAAGCTCTGGGACGAGCCCGGGGTTCACCGTGTCGCGATGCTTGTCGAACTGAACCGGCTTGGCCTTTCAGACGATCTGGTCCGCGCAGCGTCGTTCTGCATGAACAACTACGCTGAAGGGTACGGCGATGGCATCGGCGACCCGGGTCCGATCGTAGGCCGCGAGCGTGCAGACCGTCTGCTCGAAATCCTGCCTGAACTGCGCCATGGGGTGAACTACTTCTATCACCTTTATCTCGTTCCTGACTTCTTCCAGAAGCCCGGCAGGGTGTTGGGGGGCACGTTCAGCAAGTCGAGCGATGGCGGCGAGCCGCATCCGTATGTAGTTTCCACCATCACTCTCGGCCTGCGCCATATTCTCCCGCTGAGCCAGGGCTAGTCCATGCGCTGGCCGTCCATCACTGATCGCCTTTTCAGCCGCGCCGCGAAGCGTGAACGTGCTGTCGCGCGCGGAGAAGTTCGGCAGCGCCGATTTGATGCAAGCAGCGGACAGCGCGGCCATCCGTCTTTCGGGAGCTATGGGCCTGAAACGCTTGCGGGCAGCGCCGTCATCTCGCGCAAGGCTCGTCACGCTGCCGAGAACAACCCGTGGATCGCAAACGGCGTGGCGACGTGGGTCACGGCCCTTGTCGGAGCGGGCATTGTGCCGACGCCTCAGCATCCCCGCCGCGGAACTCGCCCGGTGGTGCAGTCCGCTTTTAACCGGTGGTCCGGCCTCTGCGATCTTGACGAACGTACCGACTTTCCCGGCGTGATCGCAGGCGCTGTCCGCTCGATGGTCATCAGCGGAGAGTCCTTCATCCAGCTTGTCACCACGGATGAAGGACTCCGCACTCGTCTTATCGCCCCCGAACAGGTGGACATCGCTCAGACCTCCGAACTAAGTTCCGGCGGTCGCGTTGTCGCGGGCGTCGAGTTTGATGCCGAAGGCCGCCGCGTTGCGTACTGGGTCCGCCCCGTCGATCCGACTGCCGTGTTCGAGGGCTACGCGCCGCCCGTGCGTATCCCCGCCGCCGACATGCTCCACCTGTTCAAGCCGCTCGGGCCCGGTCAGGTGCGCGGCGTCTCGTGGCTTGCTCCCGTGCTCATCCGGGCTGGGGAACTGGACCAGCTAGACGACGCGCTGCTGGTCGGCGCGAAGGTGGCGGCAATGTTCGCCGGGTTCCTTGTCGATCAGAATGGCACGGGCGCTTTTCCGTTCGAGGGTAGCGCCGCCAGTTCGGTGATGGAGTCCGGCTTGGAGCCCGGCACGCTCAAGGTGCTCCCCGCCGGTTTCGACATCAAGTTCAACGCGCCCCAGCAGGCGCAGCAGACCGTTGACTTCGCGAAGCTCCAGTTGCGCGGGATCGCCGCCGGACTCGGCATCCCTGAGTACCTCCTGACCGGTGACTTGAGCGGAGCAAATTATTCGAGCTTGCGCGCAGGACTGCTGGAGTTCCGCCGCCGCGTGGAAGCAATCCAGTTTCAGACCATCATCCCGCAGGTCCTCACGCCGATCTGGCAGCGCTTCATCACGACCGCCGTTCTTAGCGGCGAGATCAACGCATCGGATTTCGAGTCCGCCGCTGCCGACTGGTTCGCGTGCGAGTGGATTCCTCCTGCTCAGGAGTGGATCGATCCTCTCAAGGACGCGCAGGCAACTGCGGAAATGATTTCTGCTGGTCTGACCTCCCGCCGCCGCGCTGTGGCCGCTCAAGGCTACAGCGTGGACGAACTCGATGCAGAGATCGTGGCCGACCGTGCGCGAGAAGCGGAGTTGGCCCTGTCGTTCAACATTCAGAAGGAGGCTGCCGATGTCGCCGCTGCCTGACCCCCATTACTCCATCATGATCCGTGAACTGAATACCGATCAGCTTCTGTTCGGCGGCACGCACGTCGGGCTGCTGGTCCCGCTCATGCACGGAATCATCACCGACCATGCGCGGATCACCGATGAGGGCGGTCGCCTTGCATGGAGGCAGAGCAAGCTCGCCTATCGCGACACTGGCTTTCCGCTCCCCAAGTCGGCTTTCAGGATTGACGGCAATGTTCTTCCGCTCGCTCGCTGATCTCCAGACTCGCGCGTCGGCGGTCTCCGGCTTCACGCCAGATACCCTCGACATGGACGCGGGCACCGTCGAGGTGGTGCTGACGACGGGAGCGCCCGTCCAGCGCGGCGGCCATGTCGAAGTGCTGGCAATCAGTCGCGAGAATGTCGAGTTCGCCCGGCGCATTCCCCTGCTCGACAGTCATCGCCAGACCAGCATCGCCGACATCAAGGGCACCGTATCCAACATCCGGTTCGAGCCCGGTGCGGTTGTCGCCACCCTCCATATCTCTGACCCTGCTGCACTCGCTGCCGTCGCCCGTGGTGACGTGACCGGCGTTAGCGTCGGCTACCGGGTCAAGAAGTGGTCCGAACGCCGTGACGCCAAGTCCGGCAAGCTCATCCGCACCGCGATCCTGTTTGAGATCGTGGAGTGTTCACTCGTCGCTGTCCCCGCCGACATCCACGCCACCATCCGGAGTTCTACAATGGAAGAAGATGAAGTGATCGAAACGGGGCAGCAGGAAGTCGTTTCCGACCCCGCCGCAGACTTCCACCCGCGCCGAAGTGAATGTCCAGATTCGCAACGCCGTGTCCTACGCCCGCCTGCCGGGCACCTTCGCGAACGACCTGATCGACCGCGAGGCGACCGTGGAGGAAGCTCGCTCTGCCGTGTTCGCAGAGATGCAGCGCCGTAGCGTGCCGGTCTCGACGGTTCGTGTCGGCCCGTCTGGCGATGATCCGGCCGTGATCCACGAGCGCATGGCGGAAGCTCTTGCCTGCCGCGCGACTGGAGCGGAGCCGAGCGAAGGCGCACGGGCCTATATGTCACTCGCGATGTCCGACATGGCACGGCTGTCGCTCCAGCGCTCCGGCGCAAGCGGGATTGCCACGCTGGGGCGCGAAGAACTGCTGACGCGCGCGATGCACACGACCAGCGACTTCCCGAACCTGCTGACGGCCACGGGCAACCGTATCCTTATGCCCGCCTATCAGGCAGCAGAGTCGCCCCTCAAGCGGCTGGCACGCCAGCGGACAGCGGATGACTTCCGCCCGATCTCGCTTGTTAAGCTGGGCGAGTTTGGGAAGCTCCAGAAGGTCACGGAAGCGGGCGAGATCAAGGCTCTCAGCACCGGCGAGGCTACCGAAGGTCTCCAGCTTGAAACCTTTGGCGGCATCTTCAACCTGTCTCGCAAGGCGATCATCAACGACGATCTGGGGGCGTTTGCTCGCTGGTCAGGAATGATGGGAACCGCTGCTGCCGAGACCGAAGCGGACCAGCTTGTCGCCATCCTGAATCAGGCGGCTGGGCTCGGGCCGATCATGGGTGACGGGAAGCGCCTGTTCGCCGTCGAGCACGGGAACCTTGCCGCGTCCGGCGAAGCGCCTGACGTAGACTCCCTGTCGGCGGCCCGGCTGGCGCTGCGTCGTCAGACGGGCTTGGACGGCGTATCTCCGATCAGCGCGACCCCGAAGTTCTTCCTCGTGCCGCCGGAGCTTGAGACGGTAGGAGAGAAGCTGCTGGCGGAACTGAACGCGACCAGCGTTGACGATCAGAACCCGTTCTCGGGCAAGCTCACGCTGCTCGTGGAGCCGCGCCTGACTGAAAGCGCGTGGTACGTGTTCGCCGATCCGGCGGTCCTGCCGGTGCTGGAGTACGCTTACCTGTCGTCGGCTCCGGGACCGCAGCTTGCCAGCCGTGACGGCTGGGAAGTGCTCGGACGCGAGTTCCGTATCGTGCTCGACTTCGGCGCTGGCGCTGTCGACTGGCGCGGTGCCTACCGCAACGCCGGAGAGGACGCACTGTAATGGCGTCCTTGGCCGATCTCCAGAGATGGCGTGACGACCTGTTCAAGGCTCGCATGGACGGTGTCAGGTCGTTCCGCGATCAGAACGGACAGGAAGTCAGCTACTCATCGGATCGCGAAATGGCTGCCGCACTGGCTGCCTTGGATCGAGAGATCATCGCGCTCTCCGGAGGTCGGCCTCCCTCCACCATCATCTTTCGCACTTCCAAGGGACTCTGAGTCATGAAGAACTACATTCAGCCGGGCAACACGCTCACCCTTCCCGCTCCGGCGGAAATCATTTCCGGCGGCGTCGTCATCGTCGGCTCCATCGTCGGCGTGGCGAACGGCGATGCGGAGACTGGCACGCCGGTCGATGTCGATACAGTCGGCGTGTTCCGCCTGCCCAAGGTAGCTGCTCTTGCCATCGCGGCAGGCGATGCCGTCTTCTGGGATGCAGCGACCAAGCTGGTCACGAAGACGGCGGCGGGTAACACGAAGTTGGGCGTGGCAACGGAAGCCGCCGCGAACCCGAGTGCGAACGTCGCCGTTCGCCTGAACGGCGCATTCTGAGGCTTCCATGGCTCGGACGGATGCTCTGCCCCTGAGCCTTCCCCCGCGCGGTCTGGACCGCGTGCGGGCAGCCCAGTACGTCGGGGTATCCGTCACGAAGTTTGATGAGTTGGTGGCGGATGGGCGGATGCCCGCTCCGAAGCGCATCGACACGCGCAAGGTATGGGATAAAATGGCTTTGGACGTGGCGTTCGACGGCCTGCCGGAGGATGCCGAGGTCGTCCGTAGCAATGAGTGGGACGACGTGCTGCCGTGACCCGCCTCACCCTGAAATACATTCAAGCGTTCCGTGACCGCCACGGGAAGGTTCGCCATTACTTCCGCAAGCCGGGTTGCAAGCGCGTAGCGCTCCCGGGTTTGCCCGGCTCCAGCGAGTTCATGGACGCCTATCAGGCCGCGCTTGAGGGATCACCGAAGGCAGCAAGTCAAGGGGTCAAGGCTGGCACGTTTCATTCCTTGATCGTCGCCTATTACGGTTCAGCTGATTACCGCACGCTAGCCGATGCGACCCAGCGGACGTACCGCAACGTCATCGAAGGTTTCCGCACGAAGTATGGCGAACGGAGCGTTGCCGCGCTGGAGCCGCATCACGTCCGCGCCATGCTGGACGCGAAAGCCAGTACGCCAGCCGCCGCAAACAACCTGCTTCGCATGTTGCGGATGCTGATGCGATTTGCGGTGGAGCGGAACATGCGCCGTGATGACCCGACTGCAATGGTCCGGAAGGTCCGTAGTGCTTCTACCGGCTTCCATAGCTGGACAGAGGACGAGATCGCCAAGTTCGAGAATCATCACAAGATCGGCACGCGCGCGCGGCTCGCTATGGCGTTGCTGCTCTATACCGCTCAGCGTCGCTCAGACGTGGTGACGATGGGACGGCAGCATGTTCGGGATGGGATGATTTCCGTTTGCCAGCACAAGACGAAGGCGCGCCTCCAGATTCCAATTCATCCCGAACTGCAACGCGTCATCGATGCTACCGAGTCGAGCAACATGACGTTCGTAGTTTCGGCGCACGGCAAACCCTTCACGCCTGAGAGCTTCACGAACTGGTTTCGGGACTGTGTGCAAGAGGCCGGGCTGCCGCTCGGCTGCTCACCCCACGGCCTGCGCAAGGCTGCTGCACGACGGCTCGCGGAGGCCCGCTGCTCTCCCCATCAGATCATGGCGATTACCGGCCATCGAACCTTGAAAGAGGTCGTCCGCTACACTGCCGCCGCTGATCAGGAACGCCTCGCGATCGACGCTATGGCGAGCATCGGGCGGGACGGAACGGCAACAAAGATTGTCAAACTTGAATCCTAG